TATCGGTTGTGCCTGTCTGTCTTCGTATCCAGTATTGGGTTTTAGCTTCAAGTGGCGGTATTGAACTTCCGCCTTGTAACATTTGATATCCCTGATGTGGCATATAATCCCCTATGCGTCGTTTTCTGCTTCAATAGTATATGTAAGTTTTACACCGATAAGTCGTGCATCATATGCATGGTCATCAGCAGATACATCTCTGAATATTTCAAAAAATACTAGCTCTCCTTTGGCAGCATTTGTAATAGTTACAGCCCCACTTTCGGCACTAATATTTAAATCTTCAACAGTACCACTATGTGCTTTAGCTGTAGCTACAACAGGAGTAGCATAGGCTACGTCAATTGTGTCGTTATCTCCACAACAAACTCCAGACATAGCCCAAGCAACCGTACCTGTGTCCGTGTATGCTGATGTCCAGTATGCTTGAAAGGTACAAGTCTCCGATACATCCCATGACTGGGGCATTCCTATAGAAAACTGTGCAAACTCATCACTATCTTTATCAAAATCTAACACCTGTAAATCTGGTCTTCCTGATGTTGTTTCTACATCCGTGATAGCAGCACATCCGTTTGATGAGGAAGGTCGCATAGCAGCAGCAGGAATCCACATATCCATCTTCCCTGCTGTTGTAATTAACTTATCCTCTATTGTCACCTTACCAGCAGCACTTCTTGCTATTGTTGTGTCAGATGCGTGACCTAATTCGATATTAGCAGTCTGTATATTTTGAGCAAATGTAACTCCACCACCATCCGCTATCGTCATAGCTAAGTCACCATCTTGGTAATCAATAGTTGCTACTTCTAAGCTACCAGTTACATCTAAAGTTCCAGCTACACTAAGTACTCCATCAGCCAGAGTCATTAAGTCTGTATCATCTGTATGCCCAATAGTAGTGCCATTGGTAATTACATTATCTACCGTAAGAGTAGTAAGTGTACCAAGGGAAGTAATATTACCTTGAGCCGCTGTTGTGACGGTTGCCGCCGAACCACTTGCATCCCCAGTTACGTTACCTGTTATGGGGCCTGCAAAGCCTGTAGCAGTAAGTACACCAGTACCGGCATTATAGGTAAGTCCTGAATCTGTTTTAGCCCCTAAGTCGCCTGTAGCGGACTCAAAGAATGCTACGGAAGCTGAGGTATTTGATGAGTCTGCAACCGTGACTGTGGTTGCTACTGCGGCAGTTCCCGAATATCCAGACGAGGTTATAGTACCCAACCCAGACCCAGCATCCGCAAATGTAATAGTACCGCCATCAGCATTTAATTCTATATTCCCATCTACATCCAAAGTTAGATGAGCCGCCGTAGCGTCATCATCAACTGTAGTTAATGTAGTGGCTCCGTGAGTTGTTACCGCAAGAGAAGCATAATCTCCTGTATCAGTACTGTCAGTGATTGTAAGTGTGCTTGCATTTATATTAGCATAATCTACTTGTAATGCAGTTAGTGTACCAAGTGATGTTACACTTCCTTGAGCGGCAGTAGCAAGAGTACCTGCTATTGTTCCACCAGATACATTGATACCAGCACTAAACACTGGTATCTGATTCATAGTAACTACACCATCACTAGCTATAGCAATAGCGTCTGTATCAGAAGTATGGCCTATATTTGTACCATTAATAATTATACTATCCACAGTTAAAGTCGTTAGCGTTCCTAACGACGTTATTGCAGATTGCGCCGCACCAGTTACTGTAGCGGCTGTACCACTAGCATTGCCTGTTAGTGGCCCTGTGAAGCCTGTAGCGGTGAGCATTCCAGTGCCAGCATTGTATGTAATACCAGCATCGGTTTTCGCCGCTAATGAGCCTGTAGCGCTATCAAACATAGCAATGTATGAGGAAGTATCTGTAGAGTCAATAACTGTTACTGTTGAGGCAAGAGTTGCTAAAGACGCTGTACCTGATACAGCGCCTGTAAATTGCGTAGCAGTCAATACACCAGAATTTGGATTATATGTTAATCCAGTATCTGTCTCAGCACCTTGAGTGCCAGTAGCACCATCAACGAATACAGGATATACTGTCTCGTCAGTTGAGTTGTTTGCAGATATAGTAACGGTGGTTGCGAGAGTTGCTAAAGCAACCGACGATACCCATTCGGGCGCAGTCGCACCACTATTGGTCGCCAATACTTGATTAGCAGTACCTATGCCCAGCCTAGTAAGCTGAGAGGTAGTACTGGCGTACATGATATCTCCAGCCGCTTGGCTGTTAAATATATGTCCACCAACAGCTTCCCACTCACTTTTAGAAAGGGCCGTACCTACGTCAGAGTGTCGTAGCTCGTTAGCCATATGGCCCTCCTTAGTCTAATAAATCTACACCTAATGTATAGGTTACTGTTGGGGTGGACGAACCGCCCACTGTTCCTACTGCTCTAAATTGGTTTGGTAATATGCCTGAGCATACTGCGTTGCTACTCGCTGTCAAGCCGGGATATATGGTTAACTCGTCTGAGCTTGCCCCTGTTTTCTGTGCAAAGGCGTAAGCCCCTGTACCTGCCACATTGTCGCCAAGGTCTACCCAGTTAGCGCCATCTTGGTCATACCCCTGTAACTTAACATCCAGTGTGGGACTACTCCCTGACACCGCTGTAATCTCAAGCCAGAATATACCGCCCTTGGCGCTATGGTTAGTAATCATATTACTATTAGTTGCGCCAGAACCACGAGCGGAACTGGAAAGGATTGTTACATGATTATTAGGCATTAGTCTGCTGTTCTCCTCTGCCATACTTTAACAAAGTCAACTGTCATAGTGTTTGCAGTACCATTCCTAGTAGTAACATTTAAATGTGGTGTTAGCAGTGTATTGCTTGTTGGGCCTGTAGTAAGTTTCTGCTTATCAACCTGATAGCCATTAGCATTAAGCCTGTAAAAGTAGGCTGTAGATGGAGAAGTCCAAGCGTCTGTAGTTCCAGCGCTTCTTGTTCCCTCTAGAGCCACAATTAAAGTTTCATAAGTATCTGCTACAGGTGCTGTATCTGAAGCTACACCGGTAATAGTATCTGTGGCATTTTGGTTGTAGGTTGCCACACCATGCCATGTATCATTAGCAGAGTCTGTATCAAATGCCCATACTGCCATATCAGTAGCATTAGCCGTATAGACACCTTCTTCTACGCCATTAAGAAGTACAGCAGAAGCATCAGTACCTGACGCAACATCACTGAATCCAATTTCCATCTTACTATCTGTTATAGCATCTATCTTTACTCTAACCGCTATCGCACACATTAACTGGGCTTGCCAGTCTAATCCTAAAGTAAAGTTTGCGTGTGCATCGTTAGAAGCCTGTGTAACTTGAGTAGCTACACCATTAGCCCCTGCCGCAATTGCCAGTGCTGTACCGCTAGCCGCTGTAGTTTGGTATCCACCATCTAGTGTATCACCTAAAAAATCATCATTCCATACTACCATATCTGTAGTATTAAATTCTGCAAATCCAAATTCCCTAGCCAATCCCATATTATTTCTAAGGTTTTGACGGCTTGGGACATGTTGTACTGGGTTAGCCATTATCTTCTCCTATAGCTTATCCGCTGTTATTGAATGTTCCGGGTCTTGCTTAACCATATCTGGGTCAATATAAACTCTTTGGAACTCTGGTTTATCCTTCTTAAATACTCCCCTCACACGCCACTCTTCCATGTCTGGAAGTGGCTTAGTCGTATCCATTTCTACTGCCTCGTAAGGCCCAAACAATCGTAGCTGTGAGACCAGCGCATATCCACGCTTATCCATCGCATCAAGAAATGTACTCGTTGTACTTTTAATGTGCGATTTCTTTAGTCCACTACTAGCATCTATAGGCACGTGGCAACTTCCTTCTAGTCGGGAGTAAGGATTATCCCTGCGTTTATCTAATCGTTGTTGAATCTTAGCGGTATCAACAAGTATTTCTTCACCTGTTTTAGACTCGCTCAATTACTTCCATCTCCGACAGATAAACTCCTTCAACACCTATACCGGGAAGCGTAACTCTAAACTTAGGGTCACCAGTTCTAGAAGTCATTTTATGTTCTTTCACAATTCCCAGTATTCCCTTATCCTTAACTTTTTGCTGTACGTCTGGGCGCAATGTTTGCAAATTACTCATTATAGTTTGCGCCTTTTCAGTATCTTCTTTAAGTCTTATAACGTCACCCTCGCTAAGTAGTGAGGATGCGTTTGGAAAAACCATATCAGGAGGTTTCTCAGCATAAGGGTCTGTTTCTTGCGGTACTACTTTTAGTTTAGGAGGCTCGGACGAACGCTTCTCCATAGTGGAAATACGCTCATCCATAGCCCCTAACTTATCTAATATAGCCTCTAGTGCATTAGCGCTACTGTCAGTAGCTTCACTCTTCTTCGTAGGCATTTAAGCTCCTTTTATCCAAACGCCGTGGTCATCCCTCATCTCTCTCGTACCATACAACTGTTCAATAGCTACCTTATCTACGAGGTAGTCAATATCAAACATACTGTGCATGGTAGGACTCATCTGCATAACTAGAGCAAGAGCCTCTTTTTGGAAGAGGGTATTGTCATGGCCTGCGGAGTTTGTACCTTCCACGTTAGTAGTTTTGTATACTGGTATGTTTAAGAATGAGGATACATACGCAAACTCCAGTGCTGTATTGCGGCCTTCGCCGTGTAACATACTGTAGTCATTGTTTGTATATATGTCTGCTTTCATAAGCCCGACTTCAGCCGCTGGAGAGATAATAAAATACCTGTTCTCTGCCGGGGCATTAGCATCATCAAGATACTGTATAGCCCGGAGGTAATCATGGTAAGTATTCTCTGCCGCCAGTGTTCCCACTGTTTGGCTAAAATTGTCAGGTAATCCAGCAAGAGTATCATCAACGTCCAAGCCAAGGGCATAGCCCAACTTACCAGCATACATTGCTAGCTGGTCTCTATTGCCTTGTACTTTAACAATACTTTCCACCGCAATAGCCGCATACATATGTGTAGCTATTGTGATGTCCAAATTGGTTTCTGTTACTGTTTCATACGTGATAGCCGCATTGGATGATTTAGCTTTTGCACGAGCCGCTAAATCTCCGACACTAGGAACATGAATTGTGTCCCCAGCCGTAAGGCCATCTTCAAATCTTCGGTCAACTAACTTAGCAAAGACTAACTGCTGTTCTCTTGCGACGATTGCCAAGGGTGACCAAATCTCTGGTATGAAAACATCTGCCGTTGTGCTGTCGATAAACTCTGTTGCACCTGTCGCCATTTATTTTCTCCTAAAGAATTGGTCTAAAACCGTATCAGCATGAGCAGACATTTGGTCTTCACTCATACCGGGAGACATATTTACAGCATCGCCCAACGTCATACGTTTCTGCCCTGCGCTTATAGAAGAGCCAGAGTCAACCTCTCGCCCCCCTTCTCGCAGACGCTCTTGTACACGCCGTTCAACTTCCGCATCTATATCTGCCACTGGTTGTGAAAAAGATGACTGTACAGAGTTCAGCGCACCAGCGTAGTCGCCCTGTTCCCACTTAGTCCTAGCTTCTTCCATTTGTTCGGAGTCCCAAGTACTATCATTGTCGTGTAATACATCGGCAATTTGAGTTCTGTGCATTAGCATCGAAGTGTCCGACTGCCTTTGCTGAGTCATGCTATCCTTCACAGTTGTGATTGGAGAATCATCGTAACTACTTTGCGCAAAGTGGTCAATGAGTGATTCAACTGCGCCCTCAACACGTGATAAGGCCGCCTTAGTTTCGCCTAACTCCAGATACCCTTTTAATAGTTCCTTGTTTTGCTCTCTGGCCCGGTTCAATTGTCGTTGCCAATTTTTTTGCTCATCAGATACGTCGTCAACGATGTCCGCTTCTGCGTTAGTGCTATTGCTGTCCTGATTTGCTTCGTACTCAGCCACGGTTAGTGCCTCCTTGGATGTCCCACGCCGGTACTCCATTTAAATTATACCACATTATACATCTCCTGTCAATTATTATAACTCAATTGGTGTTATTTCTATTCTGCCTGTCTCGGACACACTAAAACTTCTAGGGTCTGGTGTCCTTGACGGTCTTACTGCATTTTCTCGCATAAGTTTTTCTCTAAGCCCTGTATTTGAAGGGTGTCTAGGATTATTACCATAGTAGGTTACTAGTATTCTATCTAGTTCTGGATTTTGAGAAACTATTTGTTCTCGTTTCCTTTCTACAGTACTTTGTATTTGCTGATAATATGGGTCTGATGCTCTCATGTGGTCTCTATACCTTGTAGGTAATTTTAAATATTCTTCAGCATCACTATGTTGTTGCGAGCCGGGAGTCCAAATCAAGTCTTCAATATCCCAGTACTTCTGGTCTCGTAAGTAATCTTTTGCCTCTTCAAATTCCCTAACTACAGGTAAGTGTTCATTCCACTGCCTGCTTCTTTCCATTACATAATCTCTATATTGTAGGGCGTTAGGGTCAGCCCAGAATAGGGCTTCCTCCGATTGCATTCTCTTATAGTTAAAAGTACCATCTTCGTCTTTGTGTGATGGGTCATTTCTTACTTCTTGCCAAGCATCATAGTATATATCACCCATGAATATAACTTCAGAGTTAGCATTTGCTTGTCTAAGCAGACCAAACCTTGCGGCAAGTTCTGGGTTTTCTTCCAGTTTAGCTAAGTTAGATACACGCTTAGCATACTTTACATTACTTATAGCATCCTGTAATTGACTATAATCTGCCGTACCAGCTTCTACCCTCTTAGATAGACTAGCAAGAGTAGATAGAGCATTTCGGTCTATCTCCGCTTTAAATGCCCTATACTCAAACATGGTTTTAGCATCACCATAAGTACTAGTACCGTACGTCATATCGTGGTCATGCTTTAGTGCTTTTACCTGCGGATTTTGTTCATCAAGATGTCTCTTTAGTAGGTAGGGCATATTTATGTAATTAGCGTTTTCGCCCTTAATCTCCTGAGCCCTTCGCCAATTCATTACACTTTTATCGCCAAAGTTAGTGTCATTCCAGTTAGATATAGCTTCTTGTCTAGCTTTAGTTAACTTGTCATAGCTACTAAGTTCGTACGACGAAAGCCCAAAGAACTCTGTTGGGCTTGCAATAAGTGCCCCACTAACACCGCCTGCAAATATACCATCTAGCCAGAAAGGTACTGTAGCCCTTGTTATATGCTTGCCCATTTCAGCGTAGTTATTCTCATCAGCATCCCTAAGTGGGTCGCCAATAAAAGTTGAACCGCTAAATATGTCATATATTAGTGATGAGCCGGGAGCAAGCTGTGACCTTCCCCTTCTACCTATCATAGTCGTTGCCCAATGGTTGGCCCAATGGTCTTTATCTAGGTCAACTTTATCTTCACCATGATACATGTGCATAGCTACATCTGATGCCGTTCTAAATATAGTCCACCATGCAGTACCTATACCTGTTTGCATACCACCAACATTAAACTTACCAAATCTAGCTGTTATATCTAACTCACCCTTCTCTCCTACTTCTCCTTCTTGGTCAAATAGGAAGGCTCTAGTATTGTTGCCTGTCATCTCTGCCAGCATTCCCATCATACCGCCTGCCACTATAATACCAGACATTTGTCTTAGTGCTTCCTCTGAGCGCTTCCCACCTCGGAAGGTATCAGCCAGAATACCAAAGGTTGCTCTTCTATACATAGGTGCAAAGAACAGTAAGCTATTCTCTATAAGTCTCTGGAATGGGGTTTGTTGTGCCATTTCCGGGTCAAAAGCACCTGTCATCTTATTTATGATAGCGCCCAACTCGTGATACTTTTTACTCTTCATTTTCTCGAACGCCATAGAATCTAAGTTCTTGGCGGCCTTGTTCAAGTCACTATCTACACTACCCTTCATACCTTTCCAGAGTTCTGTACGCATAACATCCAAATACCCTGTAAATCCTTTCTCAAACCTAGATAGGAATTTAGCATGTTTGTGTTTTGGTAGGTGGTCACTAGCCCACGCCCTTACTTTCATCATAGTTGCGCTTGTATCAGTTATTTGTAAAGGCTCT